ATGAAAATTCAGGTATAATTTATTTTGAAACTGAAGGTGCGCTGACGAAAAAGATGCTAGAGGATAGAGGTATTGATACTAGCAGATTTGTTATCGTTCCAGTTTCTACTATTCAAGAGTTTAGAACTCAAGCAGTTAAAATTCTTGAGGGATATGAGAAAACTAAAAAAGGAGACAGACCACCATTAATGATGTGTCTTGATTCTTTAGGTATGCTTTCGACCAGTAAAGAGATGGAAGATGCAGCTTCAGGTAAAGATGTTAGGGATATGACTAGAGCTCAACTTATTCGTGGCGCTTTTAGAATATTGTCTTTGAAGTTATCTAAACTTGATGTTCCAATGCTAGTTACTAATCACACGTATACTACAGTAGGTTCTTATATTCCTATGCAAGAGATGGGTGGTGGTTCTGGTTTGAAGTATGCTGCTTCAACTATCGTTTATCTGAGTAAGTCTAAAGATAAAGACGGAACTGAAGTTATTGGTAATATCATTAAGTGTAAGTTACAAAAATCTAGATTTACACGTGAACAATCTATGGTAGAAACCAAACTTTCATTTACTACAGGTCTAGATCGTTATCATGGTTTAGTTGATCTTGCTATTGAGTCTGGTCTTTGGAAGTCTCAAGGTGGACGTATTGAATTGCCAGATGGTAAAAAAGTTTTTGGCAAACATATCATGCAAGATGTTGAGAAGTATTTTGATTATGACACATTGAAGGTTATTGACGAATATTGTCAATCAAAGTATTTGTTCGGTCATGAAGATCCACCTGCTCCAAAAGATTATGCTGATGGAGATGAAGATGTTGCATGAGGAGTTTCATGAAGATGCTCCAATAAGACCGCATAAGGTTTTAGAAAAAAAAGATAATGCAAAAACAGAAGCATTAATGTTGACAGAGGGAAAGCATAGTGGTATAATATTTTCATATGGTGCGGTAAAGTTTGAAGAGGACAAGGGTCAAGATAAACTCAAACTAAAGTTTGATTATGAAGTTCATGACGATGGTGGGGTACTTTATAACAAAGAAGACTTTGAAGAAGAGTTGGGTGACTTCTTGATGGAGCTGCTAAGTGAGCAGTTAATTATGAATGGAATAGTATATACAGGCGGTATTGATGAGAATAGAACAGACGATCCTGAACAATCTGATACATAATGAAGACTATGCGAGAAAAGTATTACCGTTTTTAAAGAAAGACTACTTCCAAAATAGGCAAGAGAGGATAGTCTTTGAAATAGTTTCTAAATTTTATACTGACTATAATAAGCCACTAACCAAAGAAATTCTTTCTATTGAGGTTTCTAATCGTAAGGACTTGACTGATGTTGAACATAAGTCTTTACAAGAATCTATTGGGAGTTTATCTGGCGAAGATGTCAATGAAGATTGGCTTTTAGAGCGTAGCGAAAAATTTTGTAAAGAAAAAGCAGTTCATAATGGTATAATGGAAGCTATCGGTATTATAGATGGTAAAAATACTGTTTTAACTGAAGATGCTATTCCTTCTTTACTTCAGGAAGCATTGGCAGTTTCTTTCGATAAACATGTTGGTCACGACTATCTTGAAGACGGTGAAGAACGCTATGCTTTCTACCATAAGGTTGAAGAGAAGTTGCCCTTTGATCTTGGTATGTTTAATACTATAACTAAAGGTGGTCTTTCTAAGAAAACTCTCAACGTTGCTCTAGCTGGAACTGGTGTTGGTAAATCTTTGTTCATGTGTCATGTTGCAGCTGCAGCTTTACTTCAAGGTAAAAATGTTCTCTATATTACTATGGAGATGGCTGAAGAAAGAATCGCAGAACGTATTGATGCTAACTTGTTAAACTTAACTATGGACGAGTTAAAGGTTGTTGATAAATCAATCTTCATAAACAGACTCGAAAAACTTAAAAATAAAACTCAAGGTAGATTGGTAGTTAAAGAGTATCCAACTGCAGGCGCTCATGCTGGTCATTTTCGTTCTTTGATTGACGAGTTGAAAATGAAACGTGACTTTGTTCCAGATGTTATAATCATTGACTATCTGAATATTTGTTCAAGTCAACGTATTCGTCAGGGAGCGAACGTAAACTCTTATACATATATTAAAAGCATTGCTGAAGAACTGAGAGGTTTGGCTGTAGAATATAATGTTCCTATACTAAGTGCTACACAAACTACTAGATCTGGGTTTTCTAACACTGATGTTGATTTGACAGATACCTCTGAGTCTTTTGGTTTGCCAGCAACTGTTGATTTTATGTTTGCTCTAATATCAACTGAAGAGCTTGAGCAACTGAATCAAATAATGGTTAAGCAGTTGAAGAACAGGTATGCTGATCCTAGTAGTTATAAAAGGTTTATTGTTGGTATTGATAGAAGTAAAATGAAACTATATGATGTCGAGGTTTCAGCGCAAGAAAATATAGCAGATTCTGGGCAGGATGATACTCCAGTTTTTGATAATAGTGAATTTGGTAGAAGATCCAAAAAAGAAATAAGTTTTGACGGATTTAAATTTTAGGAGTTTATATGGTAAGAACTATACTTGCAGATAAATTAATTGACTGTGAACATTTACTTGGTAAATTTGTAGACGATAGTTACTATGATATATTGGTTACTGAAGATACTGATTGTTATCTTCCTTCTGGACTTGATGACAACAAGACCAGTGAAGAATATATCGCATTTAAATTTAGAAAGAATTACTTCACTAAGCAAGAGCAAGATGATGCATATGCAGGATTGATGGAAGCTGCAATATCTACTGAAAATAGAGGACTTGCTTCTGGTACAAAGGATGGTACCAATGTTGGTGATGGTGGTAGAGTTTGGGTTACCAACTATCAACAGGAAATGATGGAAGAATTATTGAGGGCATCAAACGCAAGTTTGAGCGATGAAGATGTTATTGATTCAGTTCAAGCAAAGTACCCAACAGAAGAAGCAAGAAAGAAAGCACTTGGTGGTGGTAAAAATAATGTATGGGTAATATACAAGTTGAAAGAAGGGTTTGACTTTGACACATGGCTGGAATCTATAAAGCCACTAAATCCTGAGAAAAGAGCGAAACAAACTCTAGAAATAATGAAGAATATCAGCGAGACAACTTATGGTAATGCCGTAGACTCTGGTATTGCTGGTTGGTTTGATCGATATCCTAGGATACCTTACGGTAGAGCTACATCATACACTAGAGATAATTTTGACAAATTTAAAATGTCATTTCCATTTCTTCAAAGATTATCGAGAGGATTTAAAGAGATGCTTCCTGAGAGATATTCTGCTCAGATGGAAGCAATTAATACTATTGATTCAAAGTTTGTAGTTCCTGAAACACCATTTACTACTGTTACTGTCAATAAAACATTTAGAACTGCATGTCACAGAGATGCTGGTGATTTTAGTAAAGGGTTGTCTAATCTTCTCGTATTATCTAATGATGGTAGATATACTGGTGGATATTTGGTACTTCCAGAACTTAGAATAGCAATTAACATAAGACCAGGAGATCTTTTACTAATTAATAATCATGAGTGTATTCACGGCAACACACCAATAGTTTGTGAAGAAGGATCTCATAGAGTTTCTCTGGTTTGTTATCTAAGAGAAAAGATGTTAGAACTTGGTTCATATGAATACGAGACTACTAGATATGAGTATGTTGAGTCTAGAAGAAAAAATCCCGACCATCCTCTTCAGAGAAAACTTTGGAATGGTGTTAGTGAAGGTATGTGGAAAGAACAAGAGTGGTATGATTATCTTGAATCCAAATTAGGTAAGGATGAGTTGATTAAGATGCACCCTGAATCACAGAATCAAACACTAGAGGAATTTTTCTAATGTGTGCTGTGATTGGTATTGACGGAGTATTCTCTGTAGATTTGGTAAAGAATCTTTTTGTAGAGTCACAGATAAGAGGTAGACATGCTACTGGAGTTTCTTATCTAAAGAAAGGTAAAGTTACTACGATTAAAGAGCCAATTCCAGCTGAAACGTTTGTAGACAAACATGATCCGGAAGAATGGTATGATGATGGAAGATTAACCGTAATTGCTCATTGTAGATATTCAACTTCAGATCTAGAATATAATCAACCAATTGCTAACGAAGAAAAGGCAGTTGTACATAATGGAGTCATAACTCAAGAGATGCCTGAGAAATGGGAAGAGTTATATGGTTACAAATGTGAAACTAAAAACGACAGCGAACTTCTTTTCCATAGTTGGGATATAAACAAATGGCCAGATGCATCAATAGCTGCAATCTTTCTAGACCAATCTGGCATTCAATGGGGAAGAAACGGTAAGAGACCATTATGGATATCTTGGAATAATGATGAAGGTATTGTAATTACATCAACCAAAGATATCGCACAAAGAGCAGGAATGAAAGAAGTGGATCGTGTATATTATAAAGGAGATGATTTACAACCATGAAATATCCAACTGAAAATTATACTTGGGGTTATGAGATTGAATGGGGCGATATCGATAGAAATATTTCTATACCAGAAGAACTTGGTAATTGGGAATATGCTGAAACAGATATCGTAAATATACATGACCCATTTAAATTTGTTGCATGCGATCCTCTTGGACAGGAGCCACATATGGGTGGTGAGGTTAATACCAAACCTACTGCTACTTGGGAGGAGCAAGTCGATCGTATTATGCAAATACATGATATGTTTGTTCAGCATGGCAATAAGCCATCAGCATCTTGTGTAAATCATGGTCACCTCCACGTTTTTGTTCCAGGATTAAAAGACGATTTAGAGTCATTGAAGAAGTTGGTTGCCTATATCAAAGAAAACCAAAATGATGTCATAGAAAATTGCTACCAGTTTTATGATGCTCCTCAAATGAAGAGCTGTAAGGGGGCAAAGATGTACTTAAAGTTTGACGGTGGACGTGCTATGCCAGACTATATGTGCGACAACATAACTAATTTGGCTACTGACTTTGATCACTTTATTAAACTTCATGCAGCAGGCAAAGATGGAGTTTCTATGGGTAGACCATTTAGATATGCAATTAATACTTACTGCATGAAACATACAGGGACTATTGAATTTAGATGCTTCAGATCTACCACTAAACGAGAGGAGATAGTTGACCAGTTTAAATTTGC